TCGCGCCGGTTGAAAGAACCGTTTGCAGCGGCTGGAACAGCGCCTGCGACCGGTAGGATGCCGCCTCTGCCATGCTGTTCGCCGCGCCCTGGCTGAATTGCTGCGCCTGACGCTGCGCGTTCGAGCGAATGCGGAAAGCGTCCTGTTCGACGTTCCCCTGCGTGTCGTCGAGGATGTCCAGAGAATGCGCCGCCGTGACATCCATGCCATTTGCCGCCATCGCGACTTGGTTCTGCCCTTGCAAAAGCGCCCCGGCCCGCCGCCGCTGGTCGCTTTCCTGTTCGCCCTGTTCGAGCGCATCCCGCGCCGCCTGTTGCTGCGCCGCCGCCGTTCGCCGCGCCGCCGTTGATGCAGCCCGCGCGTTCATAGCTTGCGACACGGCGCCGACGACACCGCCGCCGACTTGCAGGATCGTGCCAAGCGTTCCGGCCAGACCACCGGCTACACCCGCGGCCGATCCAACGGCGGCAGTCGGGGCAAGACTGCCGATCAACAATGGCCCCAAAGCAGGCAGACACATGGCTAAGCCTCCATCTCGAATTTCAGAAACCGATGCGGGCCGATCATCACGTCCCCATCGAAGGTGAAGCCCATCCACTTGAGCCAACGAATTGCCACGCGGTTGCCTTCTGATACCACGTTCCAGAGCCGCGAATATGGCCCCGCCATATCCAGCAGCTCCCGCTTGCTGTGCTCGACCACCGCGCGCCGGACTTTCGGGCTGTTGATCTCATTCGTCGCGGCCATCCATGGCGTCGCGTCACGCGCCAGAACGGTTTGCGCGGTGACGCCGTAGACCGCCACAAGTTTGCCGTCGAAATACGCCGCCCGCCCCGGCCCTGCGAACTTCAGCACGTCATCGAGAACCTGGCGCAACGGCTTCCCGCCCGACATGACGCGGAACTCGAACTGGTCGATCTCGCGCATCTGTCCCGCAAGCAACGCCATGTCGTGAGCGTCGAGGGGTTTGATCTTCACGGTCATCCCGATCTCCCAACGCTGATTTCCGGCGATATGCCAAGAACAGTCATCGGCAACGGATAGTCCTGCCGCACGACAATCGAGCCATCCCGGCCCCAATCGGGATAAAGCTGCAAGTCGATCATGCCAGTGTAGGGCGGGATCTCTGCGGACAGGTCGCCGCCGGTCTGCAAGTATTCCGTCAGGGTGTCCCGCGTCGGGCCAACCTTGATGCCTCGCGTCTTTTCCAGCTGCAAGAACACGCGGCTCAGCTTGATCGGGCGCCCCCGTGCACTGCCCGCGTCCTGCAACTGGATTGCGGGCGGAAGCGTTTCGACCTCAGCGTAGTTGAAGTACCCGACATGAACCTTCGATGCCGCCTCATTCAGCGTGACTTGCCCGCTGGACACCGTCAGGCCCTCGACGACGCTGCCATCCGCCAAGGCAACAACCGTTTCGCCTTCAAGGTGGCCCAATCCGGTGATCGTCGTCGTTGCCGCCCCGGAATAGGTCAGGCCACAATCGACAAAAAAGGCGTCCTTGATGTCCGTGAATGCGCGTTCGTGCATCCGCTCGACATATCGCTTTGTCCCGCCGTTGATGGTGCGCTTCACGATCATGTAGACCGCGTCCTCGTCGCCCTCTGGAATCGCGCAGATGCTCTCCACCTCGCCGCCCACATCATGTTCGCACCACGCCCAAACCTGGTGCTCCCGCTTGTACGTGAAGCTGAGAAGGGTGCCGTCATTGAGATAGACCCAGACCACGGACCAAGGGTTTTTCTGCAATGCCCACCCGGCGATCTCTTTGCCCTCAAAAAAGTGATAGGCGAAGATCGACAGGTCGTTGCCGGTGTATCCGTCCTGCTCGAAGGCGTAGCGCAGATCCCGAACCCCGCGCCGGGTCCGGTCCACAAACAGCGCGGTGTCCTCGGCCACAAGCGGAGGCACATCACCAGACCCAGAATAGCCATACTGCGTCTGCACCGGGTTTGTCGCTGGCATGGTCCCACCTGGGCCGATGATCGAGAACTCGCCCGACGACGCGAACGCCAGCAATTCCCGCAGCGGCAGAAGCCACTTCACCCGGTTGATCTCGCCGCCGGTCAGGTCCATCTCGATCCGGTCGCTGTCCCTCAGAACTCGCGACTTCGTGAAGTTCTCGAAATCGCCTGTGCGCGACATCCAAAGCGTTTCCGGCTGGTTTGTCGAATTGCCAAACACAAGGCGCTGCTGGAACAGCGTCACGGCAGAGGGATACTCGCCCGCCCCGCCGAACACGTCCGCCGCCTCGACCGGAGTATAGGTCAGGTCGGGCGAGATATTGTCGTCCGTAAAGGTCACCCCGTCCGTGAACCCGATGAAGCCGAACACGCCATTGCGTTCACGATAGACGTTGTATTCATCAGCGCCGGAAGTGGTCCATGCGATGACATTCTCTGCGCCGCTGATAGTCAGATCCTGACAGGACGCATTTGTCACGGTCGAAGACGGGAAGCCCTCAACGCCATCCGTCACCGGGCTGACCTTGTAGGAATAGGTTTCTGACCCAGATGTTCCAGGCGTAATGCTAAGGCCGGTCGGCGCCGTCAGCGTCGGATCAATCGCAAGGTTCGCAAACGTCCAGCTAGTCGCAGAAGCGCGCGACATCTTGCGCGGATAGTAGGACGGATGCGCAAAAAACATCACATCGATCGACTGCACAAAATCCAGCTCGTTCACCACGGAAGATGGAAACGGGGTCGAAGGATTGTAGTCACCACCGCCAGACTGCACAAACGCGCCGTCCTGGATGATCTTCATCTCGCTATCGCCCATCAGCATGACAAGGTTTTCGGTGTCCGACCGCTTGAACGGGATCAGCCGATGCGTCTTGCTGCTGTCCATGACTTCGGCAATGAACTCGGTCCCTGCCCTGTTGCTGAAGCCGCCATGCGCGTGGATGAAGACGTTTCGCCCAACCTTGAGGCCCACGTCATACTTGGCGATATCAATTCGCCCATGAAGCCCAGGCCCGAGAACCCCGGCGGCGAAACTTGGCTGGAAGCGCGCAGTCGGCATCAGGACACCCCGCGCGTTGCCAGCCAGTCGGGGATCTGCCCGTACTCCCTTGGCCCGCCCTGCCGCTCGTCGCGCGCAATGGCTGCATCAAGGCGCGCCGCAGCGGCTTCCATCGCGTTGCGCGCCCGCTTGATGTCCTCGGTCAGGGCCATGGCCACATTCGCCGCCAGCGCCGCACTCAGCGCGTCGGAGAAGTATTGCGGGAACAGGCCGGTGTCGGAAACGATTTTCGTGTATTCGCAAACCGCGCTTTGAACATCGCTGTAGATGAAGCCCTCGATCATCTCGCGATCCGTGTCGGGCGACTGGAAAGCGGCCATGCGCGCCCGCGCGGTCGTCGGCTCATTCACCCACCGCACATCAATCGCGTCGGCCGGCATCGCGTACTTGTACGCCCATTCCGTCGCGCGGTCGTTCGTGACTTCAGCCAGAACCTGGCGGCCCGTTGCGAATACCCACCAATGGGTCTCGAGCAGTCCGGCCAGCGTGTCATCGAAGTGCATATCGCATTGCTGCGCCTGCGCCGTGCTTTCCGTCAGCGAGTTGATCCGCCCCACCCCAAGGTAGGTTGACAGCGCGCGGTTGCAGATCTGTACCTTGCTCATTCTCTCGCCTCGCCTTGTGGCAGGAGCGGCCCGAAGGCCGCCCCCGTTTTCATTGCCCCTTGCCCTCGTCGGCGGTGATCTTTTCCATCCACCGCTTCGAGAACAGGTCAGGATCAACGTCGAAGACGTCGCCCTCTTGCGCCCAGGTCATGTCCGGTTTCTGCCCTTTCAGCTTGGCGCGGACTTTGATCGGACGCTTAGCCATTGGTTTGCAGCCCCGTCGCGATGGAGGCGGTGATGGTGCCCGCCGTCGCGTTCGATCCAGCAACGGTGTAGTAGAGGCGCACATAGCGCTCGTTGACCGTGTTGGGCAGGGTGACCAGCGGGAACTGATACCCGGCGACCAGAGAGGCCGCAGGGACAGCGTGAGACGACGCGACGGTCGTGGCAGACGAGAACGAGGTGTTGTCGTCAACCTGGATCGTGACGGTCAGGCTGGTCAGGGTTGCAAATGCCTCGGTCACTTGGATCAGCAGGGGAATGTCATTCCCACCGCCGATCTTCTGAACGAGGGCCGCAGGTGCCCCAGGCGGGGTCGAGCCAGCCTGAAGGTCCATGTAGTTCGTCGAAGCGGCAGACGCGGTAATCGCCTGGTCGTCCGAGAACAGGGTGTTTTCGTCGAGAAGCATTGGATTCTCCTTTCATCCAGACGATTAGAAGCCCGAGATCGTGGCTTCGGTTTCGGTGATGGCGTCGATGCGCTTGACCTCGTATTCGCCCCACATGGTCACGCGCTTGCCCGCGACTTCCTCGACCCGAAGATCGACGTTCGTCTTGTTCAGCGCCTGCTTGCGGAGGAACTTGGCAATGGTGCGACCCACGTAGATCACGGTTTTGCCCTGCACCAGATTACCGTCCATGTTGACCGACATCGTGGACGAGGTGTCCAGAAGCTCTTCCGCGTCGATCATCAGGTCGATGATGTCGGCGCCAGACGAGGCATCCTTGGTCAGGTTCGAGATGTCGATATTGCAGACACGGGCCACAGACCGCCAATCGCCCAGGGTCATGCCGATGTCCCACTTCATGTGGTCACGGTAGATCTGCTGCAACTTGTTGCTGGACATCTCCTTGGTGGTTTCGCCAAGGTCGCGATGGTTGAACCCGACCGCCGAACCTTTCGGATAGATCAGGTTGCAGCCCTTGCCGCCCCAGGTGACAAACCAAATCGAGGTATTGTCGGAGCCGGAGCCGCCGCCGTTCACCATCTGACGGCCAGAAGCCACAGACGGATCGTTGAAGCGGGGGGCCAGGCCCATGAAGCCCTCGGGCGTGGTCGCGGTGTCGCCGTAGATCATGTTGCTGGCGACGAAGTTGTTGAAGCCCTGCATCTTGGCAATGACTTCAGACGCCCGGAAGCCCGCCGCGTTGCCCGACATGTCGGCCAGCGCTTTGTCCACTTCGCAATAGTCTTCGATCATGCCGGTCGTGTCGATGACCGGAACGGTCGTCGACTTCGAGGGCTGCACACCAGCGTTGTAACGGCGGAATGCGGGTTCGGGAATGCCGGTACGAATGACGTGCTGGTGCTTGGTGCCGTCATTGCACTCGACATAGGTTGCGTCACCGATGATGCCGTTTGCGCGAGCAGCGGCCTCGATGATCGGGGCGATATTGCCGTCCGGGTCGGTGCGGCTAAGCACATCCGCCAGCGACGGGTTCAGGTCGGAAAGTTCGGCCATGGTGATCTCCTTTCAGATCAGATCAGTTGGCGTTGCCATAGAGAGCGTCAGCGAATGACTTGCGCGCGCCGCCTGCGTTGGTCGTCAGGACTTTGGCGTCCTGCATCGCAGCGCCCGCGCGGACGAGAAGCCGGATCATGTCGGGGTGGTTCCCCAATCCGGTTTCATTCAGTTGCTGTTGGAG